AAGTAATTGAATCTGTCGTTATGCCAGGAGGCTGGCACAAACCTGAAAAGAATCGAGCAGGATTGGATATGCCTGCACCAATACGAGCCGACACATACAAACAATTGATTGAAGCAGTTATCAAATTCAGAGCTGACAATGTGATCCCAATCGGTGATGCAAAGGCTGATGTTGATGAATACATTTGCGCGAACTTCTCGCACATGTGCCATCCTGAGTTGCCATACACTGTTGAAGTTTATGTGGACAATAAATCGAACGAGATCAAAACGCTGACAGATCACATGCTTCAGTGGCTTGACAAAACAATCGACCATCACTCCATTGACAATCTTGAGATGCGCACAGAGGCACTGAGACGTGCCGACATTTGCCTAGGATGTCGTTACAACACGAAGTGGAACAGCAACTGCGGGTCTTGCTCAGAGGCAGTTGGTCGCATGAGCAATATTCTGCGATTGGGTAATGATGTTCCTCGTGGCCACAAATTAAAAGCATGTCAAATCCTCAAGCACGAAAATCGAGCAGCAGTCTGGCTGAAGAAAGAAAAGATCATGAGGAGCAATGATGTTCCAAACCACTGCTGGGCAAAATGAAAATAACAAAGCAAGGATTGTTTAATTTTATCGATGCAGCAGGTCGGGTTGTCGATGCAGCTTCATCAGGTGATCAAATACTTGTTGACTCGTCAATAAAGAACAAGAGGCTTGATCTGTGCAAAATTTGTGAACACAATGTTGCCAACCAATGTCAAATATGCGAATGTTTAATCAGAGCTAAAGCAATGCTCGTTACAGAAAATTGCCCGAAAGGAAAATGGTAAATGAATGATGCAACAATGAACGATATTGTGAATCCCTCGACAGGCGAGGTGGTTCCATCAACAATAACATTCCAGCAAGCATACCAGACATACAAGAATTTCGTCAGCGACAATCGCGAGCGCAACTCCAAAAATGCTGCAATCGCTCGTAAGTTGAATGGCGAGCAGCCATGGAATCCGAAGAAACTAAAATCATCCGGACAATCTTGGCGTAGCAATCGTCCAACTGGCTTCATGTCTTCGTTGATGAAGCGATTGACGCCACCATACAAGCAAATGGTTGATCAACTTCCATTGCTAACATATAGCCATTTCTCTGAAAAGTCTCTTGGCTCAGAAGCCCAGCAAGACGTCTTCAGAAAGAACATTACTGATTGCATTCGTAACTGGTCAGGATGGTCTGACTTCGTCACGCAACTTATCGACGAGGACATTGGTTATGGATATGCTGCTGTCGGTCGTGAAGACGAGTTTAGTTGGAAGCCAAAACTCCATCGTTCTGATGAGGCAATGTTCTATGTCGGATGTCCGCAGCAAGCAGAGAAGGTTAAAATTTGGGGACTGAAGCAAGACTACTTTGTTGATGAGATAACGGAAATCCTGCGTGATTCCGAGATTGCTGCCTCAGCTGGATGGCGAGTTGACAATCTTGTCAAGAAGCTCAACACGTCTGGAAAACAATTTGATGATCGCTCAGATGAAGCCAACAGTCGAGTTTATGAGGATCTGATTCGTGAAAATAATCTTGCTAGCTCTTTCACATCCAGCATTCGTGTGGTCAAGGCTGGCCATATATTTGCTTTGAATCCAGCAGGCGGCATTGATCATTACATATTTGATCGTGACGATGGCACAGCTCTTTTCTTCCGTCGTTCAAGGTATGACAAGATGACAGAATGCTTAACACTTTTCAGTGCTGAGATTGGCGACCGAACTCTGCATGGAAGTCGTGGTGCTGGTCGTGCACTTTACAACACTCACGTGTCTGTTGAGCAAGCTCGCAATCTTGTTCAAGATGCACTCCATCTCAGTGGATTGCTTTTGATGAAGCGAACGACAAAAGTCGGAACTGGAGTGCTTGAAACTCCTGGTCTTACAGTCATGCATCCATTTGCAGTAGTAGGTGATGGATTTGAAGTTCTGGACAAAGTTAGGTTCGAAATTGATGCTGAAGCATTTTTCAATCTTGACAAACATGCGACAACACTTGCTGAAATACAAGTTGGCGCATTTATGCCAGGACAAGTTCAGCAAGGTGGACAGACAAGGACAGCTTCTGAAGTAAATTATGTTGCAAGCATTGATGCTCAAATTAGGGCTGGCGTCCTTGCTAGGTTTGCAGATCAGATGTTCGAACTCATTGATGAGATTCAAAAACGAATCTGCAACTCTGAGACTGTTGAGTATGCGAACACTGTTGCTGAGCAGATTAAAAATCTTGGAAAAGTTCCAATTTACAACTTGTCGCTTTTTAACAAAATGACAGAGCTTGGAATTGATAAAGATTTTGTCTTTATTGAATTGCCAGAATACATCGAATCAGATGCTTTTGATTGCATTCTTAAAATGATTAATGAAGGACTAACTCCTTCTCAGATTATAATTCTTGCCAACTCAAAGTCCCGTTCAAGTGTTGATGATGCGATTGCTTCTCAGTCTGGATTGATTGATGCTGTGATGATGCGCTATGCTGCAGACCCAATCATCGATACAGTTGAACTTAAGCGTCGTGATCTTTCCTCGAAGCTTGGAGCTGATGCTGCAAATCGTTTGATGAATGTTGATCTTAGCCCAATGTCTCAAGTCAAGCAACAACGACAACAGATTCTTGAATTGTCTTCAATCATGAATGGGCAGGAAGTTCCTGTTGACATTTCAGACGATGATATGGTTCATCTTAAAACAATCATGGATCGCATGGCGCCACTGCTTCAAGGTGGGCCAATCCCATACGAGATGAGCAAAGGATTCATGACTGGTGCACTTGGGCATGCACAGAAGCACATTGAATCAGCGACACAAAAAGGAGTCAAGCCAGGAGATCTCAAACAATTTCAAGCAATGATTGGTGAAGCAATGCAAATGTTGCAGCAACCAACAACTGAAGCAGCTGCCAATGAAGCAATGCAGCCAGTCCTTTCTGGTGCAGCCATTCCAGCAACTGAAATTGCAATTGATCCAATGGCAGCAGCAACTCCACAAGGCATCATCGATAGTGTGGCAAACCCAACAAGGCCACAGCCTCCGCGTAATTTATGACAAGCTGGGAAAATGAAGATGGCGTTGCACTGAGAGAGTTTCTTGCTCGCGTTCCTGTGCAAAAAATCGAAAGCATATTGAGTGAGTTGTGCCCAGCAAAAGTAACATCTGATATAATACTATCAAATGATGCAGAATCAATCGCCAGGACTGCAGCAATGCAGGCAGGATGGGTTGGGTGCATGAAAGCATTTCTTGCATTGGCAGAAGTCAATCGCAAGAGTCAGCAGGAATCTGGCTATCGCGACATGTCGTAGTAGTCTAAATACAAACTAACAAAAATAAAAATAATATGGATAAATCAGTAACTGATGAAGGAGTTCCCAACGAGCTCGATCTTGGTAATGTTGAAGCGCCAAGCAATGATGATCTGAATAACTTGGACAAAGCACTGGATGCTGCAGGAGTTTTCAATCAAGATGACTCAGCACAGCCAGTAGCGCCAAATGAAGCCACAACGACACAGCCAGAAGATCAAGCTCAACCAAGCGAAGATCAAACAGCTCCTGATGGACAGCAGCCACCTCAGCAGCCAGCTGAAGCCAAAGACATCCCTAAAGTTGAAGATCCATCGACAATAGATCTTGATAAGATCCAACCTCCTGCTGACATTAGCCCAAGGAATCTTGTAAACTTTAACAAGCTACGTGAAGTTGCCAAGCATTACAAAGAGCAAGCTGATAAGGTTGCTCAATATGAGCAATACATTGATTATCTAAAGCAGCAGCAACCAGAGCCTCCTCAAGATCTGCTGGCTGAGTTGGAGGACCATCGCAAATTCCGCAAAATTTTCGACGCTGAAAATGATCCTGAATTCCAACAGCAATTTAATAATAGAATCGGAACACTTGATTCTGATGTTATCGATATCCTAAAAAAGAATGGTCTTCCTGAGGAAACAGAAGGAAAACTTCGTGCGATGGGTCTTGAACAAGTTCCTGCAGAATGGTGGGAGGAAAATGTTCTTCCGAAGTTGAACTTCTTGGATCGCGAACGAGTTCAGAAAAAATTGGCAGAGCGTTCTGATGTTGTAGATGCTAAGCAAAAAGAGCTAGAGAAATTTAGTTCTCGCAAAGATGAGTTTTTTGCCGAACAGGAACAAAAAATGCAGCAGTTCCAGGAACAAGTCCAGGAAACAATCCACACTCATCTTGATGTGATGACAAAGGATCTGCCACAGGCTCGATATCTTGAAGTTCCAGCGAATGCAAGTCCTGAACAATTTGCTCAAATTCAGAACCACAATAATGCAGTTGCAGAAATGGAAAGTCATTTCCATGACGCAATGAATGCAAGCGATCCACAAGATCGCACTGAGGTTGCCATGGCTGCAGTTGCGAGCATTTATTTCGCGAAAGAAATTGATCATCTTCAAGCACAACTTCAGGCAGCAACACAACAATCTGCAAAGTTTGCCAAAGAACTTGAAGCAATTCGTTCGGCAGGTCGCACACCATCGCCAAGGGGTGGTGTTCGCAAGGCTAGTGAATCAGCTGATCCTCTCAAATTGTCTGACATGGATGCAATTGAAGAAGGTCTTCTTGCTGCTGAAGGAATCTAATGAAACAAACAAAAAAGAAGAAGGAGCAACCAGCAATGGCTTGCTCCTCGGAATGGCTCGGTCGTGATTTATTTGTTGGGTTTCCTTGCTACAAGCAAACCAATCCTGTCACAGCTTGGTGTCTTTTGGCAATGGCTCTTGACATTGGCAAGGAAAAAATTCGGTTTGATATGGAAATTGGCGATGCCATGATCTATCATGCTCGCAATAACCTTGCAATGAAATTCATGAAGACAGAAGCAAAATGGCTTTTGTTTATTGATGATGATATGATATTGCCAATTGGTCGTCCGCAGTTCATGCGCCAGATGTGCCGATTGCCAAACGATTATCCGGATTCAGCTTTGGAACTTCACACAATTCATCGGTTGATCGCTCACGACAAGCCAATTGTCGGTGCAACTTATTTTGGCCGCCACATTGATGGTCGTGCCATAAATAGTTTGCACAATGATTCTGAATATCGAGAGCGAGTGAATTCATTCGCCGACTCTGCCATGCCATGCAATTGGCTCGGCACTGGCTGCATGTTGATCAAGCGCGAAGTGTTTGAAACAATGATGACTCAGTTCCCTGAATTGGCACCAGCAAATGACGAGTTGCCATGGAACTTCTTTCAACCTGATACCGATGGTGCTGGAGAAGACATTGCATTTTGTCGACGAGCTCGTGAGTGTGGTTTTCAGCCATATGTTGATACCAAGCTACAGGCCATCCATGTTGGCTATGGAACATACGGAGTTCACACCTCGAATCTGAGCAAAGTGTTATGAAATTTGTTCATGGCAACATCGCAGTCATTGATGGCGACACTCACATCTCAAAATGGGTTGAGGAGTCTGGCCGACTTGACCATGATCAATATGCACTTCCGACAATCCTAAGCCACATTGAGGCGGGAGCGACTGTGATTGATGTTGGAGCATTCATCGGCGATCACACCCTTGCCTACTTGAACAAGGTTGGCAAGGATGGTCACGTGTATGCGTTTGAACCTAACAATGCAGCATTTGATTGTCTCAAGCACAACTGTCGTGGTGCTGTGGTTTTCAATGTCGGCTTGTCGGACAAGGAAGAACTCCTGTCGTATGAAACCAATCCGAATGCTGGTGCTGGCAGGATCACTGGCACTGGCACCAGCAAGGTTCAAACAATATGTTTGGACACTTTGGCAATCAAGGCTGTTTCATTTATCAAGATTGATGTTGAGGGCTTTGAATTGAACGTCCTGCGTGGCGCACTGAAAACAATCCAGAAGTTCAAACCCAAAATGTGGATTGAGATCAATGTGGGAGCTTTGAAAGCCAACAACACTACCCCACAGGAAATTGAAAACTTCTTGGCGGAGCTTGGCTACACAACTCAACCATTCCCAGAAAAAGGAGACCAGTATGATATTCTTTGCACAACTAAATGAAAACTGACATATTTATTCGTTCATACAGCAATGATTTTGAGTGGTTAAAATATTGTTTAAAGAGCATAAGAAAGTTCTGCAAAGGTTTTAATAATGTCCATATTGCAGTTCCAAATGAAGATGTTTCTAAAATAGATTTTTTAGATGGAGAAATTGTCCATGGAGTTTGCGATAGTTGTGAAGGGTATCTTGCACAACAGGTGACAAAAATGTATGCTGACAATTACTGTGATGCAGATTTTATTTTGCATGTTGACAGCGATTGTGTATTTTTTAAAGAAACACATCCTGAAAACTTTTTCGAATATGGAAAGCCAATAATTCTTTATGATACAGATGTTGTGTCTCCTTGGCCACCAATAGCAAGGATAACACTTGGTTGGCTTGATGAAAAAGAATACATGCGGAGACTGCCAATAATTTATCCACGCTGGATATACAAAGATTTCAGGAAATGGGTCAAACAAAACCAGAAGCACGAGCTTGAAACTTGGATCTGTTCACAACCATACCGCACCTATAGCGAGTTCAACACACTCGGTCAATGGGCATATAGATATCACAATGATAAATTCTCGTGGCTAAAATCAGAAGAAAAAGAAACATACGCAATTCAACATTGGTCATGGGGAGGAATTGCAGATCACATAAACAAAATTGAAGAAATACTAAAATGAAAACATTCCTATACGCACTGCAAGTTTATCAAGACGAAATCCCACAAGCAATAAAGATAGCAAGATTGCTTTCTGATTTTGCAGGAGACCAGCATTTTGATCATGCAGATTGCTGTGTTGTTTATCGCAGGGATTGTCCAGCGAACAAAAAATTAGAAAATATATTGGCTGAGAGTTTCGAGACAGTCCACGTGCATAGGTCTGCACGTCGTGAGGTTGGTTTTCCTGGTGGGTCTAATGGAGTTTGGTGCGATCTTATGGATCATTCAGCAAATCAGCACACGAAGAAGAAATGGAACTATAAATTTATTTTAACAACTGAGGTTGATGCTTTGCCGATCGCAAAAGACTGGCAAGAAAAATTAATCGCAGAATGGGACAAGGATTATTCTGTCGCAGGGTGCTGGCACGATAGTGGAGAGCACGAAATTGGACACATCAATGGCAATGCAATGTTCCATCCTATGGTCTCAAGAATAAGCCCAAAGATTATTGGTTGTTCTGAAACACGTGCTTGGGACACTTGGTTCGCAGATGAATTTGAAAAGGCTGGATGGAAAAAAATAAAAACAATACAGAATCTTTACAGAAAAAAAGATTTAACAGAAAAAGAATTTGATGGCCTTGTAAAAACACACTGCGTTTGGTTGCATGGCGTAAAAGACGACACAGCAATTGATCTTGTTAGAAAAAAGATTTTATAAATTAAATATTTTCCTTGACGATATCAAAATATAGGACGATT